TCATGCTCTATTATTCCTCAATACATTTTAACCAAAATACCAATAAGTATCTATCTCCTGATTCTACTGCAAGTCCTCTATGCATGTGAGTAAAACTCGGAAATATTAGAGCGTGGCCTGTAGGTAATGGTTCAACCGTACCACGATTTAAAAACTCAGTACCGCCGCCTTTATACTCACCAGTATTCAAAGGAACAACCATACTTATATCAGCACTAGCATCATGATGCCAAGCACCTTGTTTTTTATCCTTTAAATTATAGTTAGCTATTTGAATTGCGCCACCATTAACGTGCCTATTCCAAATATTTAAAAATATAGGATTACCTATAGTATATATTGTTTGAAACAAAGAGTTATATATTTCTGGGCAATTATCTTGAAAGGTGATCTCAGGTATTTGTCTTAATACATCCTCATCTGGATTGGGAACAAACCCATAATAATCTTCTAAATTACGCATTTCATCTAAAAGTATGGAGCAAAACTTTTCAGAAAAAAAAGGAACCGTATATACATCTTTTAACGGTTCTTTTATGAGTTTATGTAATTTATTTTTTGCAGGGTTGTAACTTCCCTTGTTTTCATAAAAATTTATTATGTTTGGTAAAGATTGTTTAACCGCATTAAATGTTTCTTCATTTATATACCAATCGGCGGGATGTTCTAACAGTATGTTTTTTGTTTTATATTCTTGTATTTTTGCTGCTTTAGACATTAATTGTTATATTACCGTTGGTTTTAACATCAACTTTACCAACAGATGCGGTCATTTCAAAACCAAGATCATTTGTTCTCTCGCCTATATCTACCCATTTGTTACCAGTATAGACCTGTAAAACACCTAAGGTAGTGTTCCATATAATAGATCCGGCTAAAAAATTAAGAGTTGTTTTGTCTGCGTCATTAACTTGTCTGGTTTGATCTGGATCTACAGCACCTAAGTTAATTTCTAATATTCTTACTAACCTATTAAAAGTTTCTGGACTAACATCTCCTGTAGCAATAGGTAGTTGAGTTTGTAATATTTTGCTCATCTTTTGCCATCAGGCCTTGTATCTATCCTAGTGGCTCCTAATCTCCATCCAATATCTAAGTTACCATCTTCACTTGCATCATCATCAGATTCAAATCTTAAAACCATTTGTCTTGCTCTAGCTCTGACATACGCTTGTGTAGTTGTTTCTGTAATAGGATTAGTTGAGCTGGTAGTTAAAGAATCTCCTGGGAAGTTTCTTGTTTTTACTACGATATTTATATTACCTGAGTTATTGTTTTGTAAAAATTTGAAGTCAGGTATTATTCTTCTAATAAATGTAAATTGTTCACCATCACCTAAATCAAAATCAGAACTTTCTATAAATACGTTAGTCATAGGTGATCCATCATCATTAAAACCATTTTCTTGTTGATATAAGTAACCTCCATTTACAGCTCTTGGATAATTTTCTATACCTGCGTCAAGCCAAGCAGTTCTAGTTAAAGATCCATAAATCCATAAGTTTTCTATATAGTTATAAATTACATATCTATCTATTTCCGTAGAATCTGCTGAACAATAAAACCAACCAACTTCATTTTTATCAGTAATAGTAAACGCGTTAAATTTGAAAGACTGTCCTAAGTTTATATCACTAAAAACGTAATTATGAACAGTACAAGGAATCGTTTGAACGCTACCGTTGTAAACATAAAAATTATTGTAACTCATCCAGTAAACACCTTGAGGAGCTGTAACGGCTGCTTTGGGTCCAACTAACCCTGTACCTTCATTAATTAAATTAACTGCAAAGGTAAATGGAGGACCAATAAATTGCATACTGTAAAGAGCAGTATCGGTCCAGATCATTATTTCTTGTCTTGATTTAACAGCACCAATTATTGAAGATCCTGAAGATAAACGTAACGAACCAGCAGTATTTGTATTAGTGGGTTCAAATTCTAATTCATTTTCTTGATCGCTAAACGCTATTAGCATAGGATCAACCGTACCTGTTCTAGAAGTTCCTGATACAGGATCTGCACCTAAGACTATCAAGTGCCTGTCTTTTTCTGAAGTAATAACTTGCAAACCTACGGTTGGAACTTGATTGGCACCAGTAATTCCAGAAAGTTCAACTGCTCTTGTACCAATTCCATTATTTTCTACCCATTTATAAATACCACCAGACCTTGCATTTATAATTAAATCTTCTCCAAAATTATCATGTGTCCACAATCTTAATTGGTTCGTTAAGCTTAAAGCTCCTACGCTCCCAAAAGACCCTTCGCCCCAACCATTTATTCCCCAACCGGTACCAGCAACATAAATATCTAACCCCACATTTATTTGGTATGCACCAACAACAGAAGATCCCCCATTACCGCTATCAGAAGCATTTGCAGTAACCGTTGTTTCTGAAGTGTCTTTCGCCTCTACCGTATAACTATTTGCATTAACTATAGTTGCTATTTGGTATTCTTGATTTAAAACTTCTGCTGTTATATTTCCACCTAAACTAGATGCTCCAGAAAAAGTAACAAAATCATTTTTAACTGCCCCGTGAGCTGTATCTGCAACGGTAATTGTTGCATCTCCGTTAGTTGCAGAAAATGTTACGTCACCAGCAGAGGTTGTACTTCTTATGGGAGTTATATCATTAAATAAACCTCCGGATTCAATATAATATTTTAGATGAGTACCTATACCAAGATATTTTGTACCTCCTAAAGATACCCAAGGATGTAAAGCTCTAGCTGTACCTAAATAAGTATTACTTGTAAGTTTATTCCATCCTCCAAACTTTTCTGGCCTGCCTTTTCTAAACCGTACTAAATTACAATCAAACCAACCGCCTTCATTATCATAGTCAGTACCCTCTCTATAAATACCAGGTCTGAATATTGTTTTTTGTAGTGCCATTTAAACCTTGCTCCATTCCTTACCTTCAAACAAATTAGCTTCTGCTTCTCTGCGTTTAACCAATCCACCTAAGATAACACCACCAGCCTTATTCCAGCGTTTTATTTGTTCTGGTACGCCACCATAATCTCCTTCATTAAGAATACGTAATAAAGTAGATTCTTTTAGATTAGTTGGCCCTAAGTTATATACCCAACAAACTAGCGCATCAAACTGACATTGATCTAACGACACCTTAACCATATCGTTAATATAGCCTTCGTACTCAGGCATTTCTTCTTTTAATAAATGTTCGGCCTCGTCTTGATTTATTTTATCTCCATCTTTTACATCTTTTATATGCCCAAAACCAATAGTCCAAACCCCTACAGAATCCTGATAAGCCTCTAACTTACATCCTTCGTAGTTTTTAATTAAAGATATACCTTCTTCAGATATGTTCATTTTAGTCGTCCTTCCCTGGTGTATTAGAAGCGCCAAAATAAAAACTAATAATTGCTGAAGCTAGGCCACCTAAGTATCCGAGTACTAAATTAATTAAAGCCTCTGAGTTTTGTTCTGGAGGCTGAATAGTTACTAAGAATATGTATCCCATAAAACCACCTACTACAAATATACCTATGATCCTAGCGGTCCAATCTTTAGAAAAAGTTTGTCTAGCGTTTTGTGTATCTTGTACTTCTAGTTTAAATACATCCACCTCTAGCTCTTTCATCTTAACTTCAAAATCAGCTTCAGCTTTTTTTAACTCAAGCATCTGTTCAGGTGTTGCATTATCTAAAGCTTTTTGTATTTCTTTGGGTTCGTTTTTACAACCCAATACATCTGCGATCATGTTTGCAGCCATACCACCCATAGGGCCTCCTAGTGCTGTACCTAAAGTTGGTGCTACTGATCCAACTAAATTTTTAAGTAGTGCTTTCATATATCCTCCAAAGTAAATATTTTTAAAGGTTTACTAATACCTTTAACTTCTATTGGTTTTAATGATTTTAGCTCAAAACCACAATTTTTTGCAGTTTCCTCTGCAATTATTAAATCTTTGCCTACAGTTTTACAACTAGATTCACACCTAGCGGCTATATTTACGGCAGATCCAATAGCCGTATAATCAAATCTAGTGGACGATCCACAGTTTCCAATTACAGCTTCACCAGTATTAACACCTACACCTATTTCAACTCCAACATCAGAAGATCTAAAGTTATCTTGTATTTCTTTAGCACACATAACGGCAGCTTGCTCATGATTATCTAAATCTAAAGGGGCGTTGAATATGGCAAACATCGCATCGCCAATATACTTGTCTATCATTCCACCATATTTTTTTACGGCATCTGATTGAATTGTAAGAGCTTCGTTCATAATTTTTGTTACTTGTTCGGGTTCCATACTTTCACTCATAGCAGTAAACCCACGAACATCAGTAAATAAAAAAGTACATCTTTTCTTTTCACCACCTAACTTTAGTAGACTAGGATTAGATTGCAAAGCCTTCACTTGTCTAGGATCTAAGTAATGCTCAAATTGTTTTTTTATTTGTTGTCTTAGTTTGTATTGCTCTCTGAATTTTATATAAAAAGCAACACTTGCAGTAATAAACTGAGATATTAAAGCCCAAGTAACATCAATCAATACTCCTTTTTGTATTGTATAAACGCCAAAGAAGGCCGTAGAGACGAAAACTACACCAAAGAATGATATACCAGCAGTTATACCAAAAACATTCAAAGCAAGCCAAACAAACACCACAGAAAACAAAAAAATTAATATTTCTAAAGCAAATGCATAATCAGGTATGTAAGGGCTATCTTGTATCAATATGCTTTCTGCTAATGCTGCTTGTATTTTATGAGGTTCCAACAAACCTGCGGGTGTGGCAATTTGAGGCATAATCCCTTTTGCTGTAAACCCTACAAAAACAAATTTATTTTCTACATCCATTTCTAAAAGGTTAGTTTGTGGTGTGTTAACCCAACTTACCCATTTACGACCTAATGAATCTACTGGTACTGAAGGCAACCCTTTTACTCTTACCTCTTCCATACCATTATCATTTGTTTTTATAATGTAAGTATCAGCTCCAGCTAAAACTTTTAAAACTTCTGTACCGTATGTTGATACCCAACCGTCAGGTGTACGCATTAAAAGAGGTAGTCTACGAACCAAATTATCTACATCTGTCCTGGCTACTGCTAAACCCTGACTGGCGTTGGCTTTTAAAATATCTATATTTTGTATTACACCTTCAGACATAATGCCTCCGCTTTCTGGTCCCAGAATGACTGTCCCAGAGGTAGGCGGGTAATCACCCTTTCCCTCAAACATAGCAATAACACTTGGAGAAAAACTTAAAGCTTCTGTAAATTCAAAATCACCACCAAATCTGTCTGGTTGCGGAAAGGCTATAACCCACCCTACACCTAACGCACCTTTTCTTAATAAATTAATGTGTATTTGAGCTAATGTTTGCCTAGACAAAGGATAGCCCCCTTCATTAGTAATATCACTCTCATTTATATTAAGAATTACAAAATTACCTGAAGGTTGCTTATCTGTTACCAACGAATCAAAAGTTTTTAACTTTAATATTTCATAAGCCGTAGGTTGAAAATAATAAGCTGCACCAAGCAATATAAATAAACTTACAAATATTATTGTTTTTTTCATCCTGACCCTTGTTTAATTTTTATTGTAGTTGAAGATCCACCATTTATTTTAACCGTATTAGTTACTCCATCTTGTATAAGTATAATTGTATAACTATCAGATCCATCTAAATCTAATTTAGCACTTTGACTAACGGTTCTTGTTAGACTTATGTTTTGACCAGATATGATTGTAGTTATCTGAGTATCTTTATCTTGTCCTATTTCTGTACCAACAATACGTATACCAACACCGCCTTGCTTCAAAGAGTCTTCTTCTTTTGTTATAGCTAGTGCATCCAGAACATTAAGTAGATCTTCAAGAAAATTAACATCTAAATAATTTACATCTAATTCTGTAAACTCTAATTCTTCTTCTGCATCTAAAAAATCTTCGTTAAGAAAGTCTATATCAAGATCATTAAAGTCTAAGTAATCTGCGGAAGTTTGCGTTTGTGTTTGCTCCAAAGATTCTTGTGTTTGTTCAGGAGGATTAACAATAAGCATGTTGTCTATTAGATCTAATGTAATATCTAACTCTACGGGTGCTGTAGGATTATTTTCAAAAACAGATACCGTAGTAGCTTGATAGGGTTTGTTTAGTGTCACACTACCCATACCAGTAGAAACTATTATTTCTCCACTAGATATACCGTTTTCATCTGGCAATAGTATTACAAGAGATCTACCTAACTCATCTACCGTACAAGTAAAGTCTGTACCTCTGATAGCTATATCTGCGGTAGGAGTTCGTATGGATATATTGCTTTTGTTATTAAATTTACCTGTAATAAATCTTGCTGTACCGCTAGCAAACTTGAGCGCCATCTTTGATTTAGATGGATCAGGATCGTAGATGTATTCGTCTATAACCAGTTTGGAATGTTCGGTTAGTTTTACTGTAGAGCTATCTTCAAAGGTTATGGCAACTCTGCCCGCTTCTGTACGAACATCATCCATTTGTTGAATATTAAATTGTAATTCAGCCCCGTAAGTTTTGTCTCTGAGGATTTGTGCGTTGCCCCTAACTTCAGATATAGAACCTATATCAACAGACGAATGAAGTTGTTGCGTCTGACTGAGTAACGCAAACAGTACCATTAGAGCCAGCAGATGTAATTTTAAGCCAGTCATTATCAGATGTAGACTCCTGATCTATATTAAA